CCAGTCTCCAATGCCTCTTGAGCAGCCTGTACGCCTTCCTCAGCCCTTTTAGCCTCAACCATGGGCTTACCTATAGCCACAGCAGTTTCACGCATCTGCTGACCAAATCCAGCGAGCGCACGCATCTTATCCGCTTCAGACGTATCTATAGCAGTGGGAGTGAACTTACCGTAAAAACCAATTCTTTGTTGTCTAGGTTGTTTAGCCATTATAGTTCCTGTTTACCTTTTTTATCACACTGCTTGGTAGGTGTCTTTGGCACCAGACAATAATGTACTAGCAGCAGCATACTGACTTGCTTTTCGAGCAGCAGCACCCTGACGGCGAAGTTGCGCTTGTTCTAGTCTCTCGGACAAACCTATCATGCCTTCACTTAGTCCAACCTGTTTGGCGCTCTCTAAGGAGATACTAGCGGGAGTTCCTTCTGCCTTAATACCAGACACACCCATACCTACAACATTGGCTGCAAGTGCTGCATTGAGCTTCTGTTGACGTTCTAGCTCACGACTCTCAGCGGCTAGACGTTCTTGTTCAGCCTGCTGTTTCATCATTGATTCTTGAGCCTTACCTGATTGAATCTGGCCATACACCTGTACCGCTGTGCTGGCTGCAATTAAGCTGGCTGTGATATAAAATGCCATTTAAATAACCTCTCGCTCTATTAGAGCTGCCTCTATTTCATCAATATCTGTTAAGTCTGTTGGATGATATGTAACCCAAGTACACCCTGTCTCACTATATATAACGCGCTTAGTCCCAGGTATAGTTTCTCCCAAGTATGGCGCTGTAATGTATTCCCTTTCATGAACGCTAGATACCTCGCACTCCCCAGATACTACACTAAAAAAATGCTTGGTCTTGTGTAAAGCCCCCACAACAATACTACCTGGAGGCATTACCATCTCTCTTGCATATATCCCGTCAGAGAAGTGATGCCTTGTTACTACATCAGCTTTTGGGAACTCTTTCATTATCTCTTGTAGCTGGTAAATACTGTCCTGCGTTACAACATCATTCACGAAGATTCGACCTCATACTCGATAGCCTGTAGGTGGAAAGGCGTAGGATCAAGCACTGTAATCTCAGGTGCAACATTTATGCCCCATCCATTCCCACCATTGTTATCTTCTATGATACCGGTTTTTGGTTTAAACGATGTGTTTAGTGGCGTGTTGGGAGCTTCACCAAACTGTCTAATAGCTACAGGATTTCCATCAACATAAACTCCGGCTGTCTCATGTACTTGCAGATTCATGCGGCAAACCTTCTTTTCTCGCATACTATTCTGACCAGCACGAGTACCAGCACTAGTATTTACAGGCATAGTCTTAACTGTTACAGGAAAGTTAAGTCCAACCTCAATCTCTCTGGATGCAAATCCGTTAAGCTCTTCGGCTGCAATCGTAATGCCATAAACGCCACCCACAAAAGAAACAACTCTGCTAGGGAGTACATCCCCATCTGCCACAACGCTTACCTCATAACCATCAAGCCTGTTGCCAACCTCAAGAACAACATCGCTGCCTGTGGTAGTAACTGTTTCCTTTATGCCCGACTCTAACAGTCTTTCAAAGCTCCAGCGCTCAACATCATAATATCCATACTGTCCGGCCTGACGATATACGATCATGTAAAGATCATCACCTACAGCAGAGCACGACTTAATAAAATTCTTATTGTTGCCTGTTCCTACATATGGAGTCCATCTTGTAAATCCATTTATGTCCTGCGCTCTCATAGTATTTAGAACCGCACCAGTGCCATCATGATTTATCAAGAAAGCCCAGTTAGCATCCTCTGTGGTAGTGCCCGACAGAAGTGCCATATCGACTGGCTGGTTAATAAGCTGCGACGACAAAACAGATATATCTGTAGATATGTAAGCGTCCTCATTGAAGCTAAAGACATATTGGCGGAGAGTGTTGCCATTCTTATCAACAAACAGTGTAGCGCCATCAATAGACTTAGACTCCAAATTGAGTGAGCCATGCTGTGTCTGTGCCACTACCTGAATGTCAGATGGAGTCTGACCCTTAACCAGGAACTCACCACCTGAGCAGAACACCTGCAATCCCCTGTCAGGGTTAATGTCTACAATGTTAGTCAATCCGCGAGAGTCAATCGTTACAAAGATGCCCTCATCGTCATCACCCTTCTCGCTAAAGAAGTCAAAGTAGTTGCCTGACCTAGAGGCAAACAAGCTCTGTGGCTTAGACTTTGTACCGCCCAGCCATAAACGTCCCTCAAAGAATACACCGACCTTGGGGTATCCTCTGGTTGAAGACCAAACATCCTCGGAGCGAGATTGGCCCTGCTGTGTTATGGAGAACGCTATAGTGTCATTTGCACTGCCACTTGTCGGGAATCCAGCAAACAATTCATAATCACCTGCTGACCCATTTGCCATTGTGATTGTGTAAGTCTTAGTGTGCGTTCTAGTTACAGATATACCGCTAAACCCGAATACTGGCATATCTTGTAAATTCTTTTGCATATGGAATGCAGTTGAAGATTGCTCATCAGCATTACTATCACCAGAATAGGTCATGTCTTTACTGAGGACTCCATTAACGTCAATCTGGTATTTTTGCCCATAAGTAAACCCACTAAATGTGCAGACCTGAATTGCAGGTATAGCCAAAGGACTGTACGAATCACTATAGTCATACTGAGGTACATTCACAAAAGGAATGTTATCTACTACAAATGCTCCAGCATTGTCATCACCACTGAACACAATCCGTATTGGCGGGTAGTCTTCATGGAACATGAGCATTACATTTTCTGTCTGAGTGTCTCTTACCTCAGAAGTGTCTGACTGCGTGTATGGAACAACTACATCAGCGACATATACTGTATCAGTGCTTCCAGCATGGGGAGTTCTGTAAAACCTAAGATTACCTGGAGTCAATACAGCTAAGTAGTTCTGGTCTACGCCATAATGCCAGTCAAATGTCTTGGCCTCATAAATACCAAGCCCCTCGTTCTTAAAGCCAAACTCACCAATTTTTATTCTGTAATTTCCAACAGCAGGAATAACGCCGGTAATTCTCCAGTAACGCTTAGACAAGTTATCTATCTTAAATCTAATGTTTCTTGGAGATACGTTGTCTATTCTCATGGAAGTCAGAGTAGGACTAACAGTAGTCCAGTCAGCAGGGTCTGATCCGCCAACATCTGAGTGCTGTACTGTAATAAATCCACTTTGTTCTGTGCCAGAAGGTGATACCTGATCAACAGTGATATTCCTGACATCAATAAAATAGTTTGTAGATGGCGAACCTAGATCATACTCGGCCACAACAAAGCTAAGGCCAGTAGTGATTGCGTTGGTTATACCAAATGTTTCGTCATCACCATCATTGAGGTTAGCGGCAGTGCCACCATTGGGCATAGTAGGATTGACAGCAGTTTGCCGAGTCAAAGAGCGAACAATGCCTTCAACAAACTCTGTACCAGGTCTGCGTTTAACGCCACCTTGAGGGACGATAACTACATTCTCAGCGCTCTGTGCGCCCTTGTAGTATTGTTCAAGATCGGTGCGGCCTAGTAGTAGCGGTGATAGCTCTCCACTGGCAAAGCTGGACTGCTTGTATTGCGACTTAGGCATTAGAACCTCACGTTAATAAATGGTCGATCCTGAATAGGTGTTTGTGGATGCTGTTGTGAATCAGTGTAACGAGCCATACGGCTTGCATTTAGGTACTGCTGGGCCATCAGTTGCATTGAGCTTGCACTGTCGCGTATAGATGGAGCGAACTCCATAGCCAAAGCATACTCAATCATTTTTGAAAAATATGGGGGCCACTCTGATTCAGGAGCACTAGCAATATAATCGCAGAATAAGCTGCCAGATATATTACAATAAACCTTGTCACCAATAATTTGGTATTTGATGTTTGGGTTCAACTTGATTAAAACCAACAAATCAGCAGGGAGCTGATAAGAATATTGCCACTCATTCCCAATAGGGGATTCAGCAGTCAAGGATAGTTGAGCCTTCTTGCGAGCAAAGCCCCAGCGGAACTTTGTTAATTCATTCTGTACTACGCTATCGTATAAGTTGTTGGCGACAGTCTCTGCACGAGAGTTGCCCGACAAAGATGTAACAGGCAAGTCACCAATTAAAATTAAAGCATTAGAAATTAGCTGTATCTTACTTGCCATAATAAACCTATATTACATTGTAAAGAAAGGGGCCACCGAAGCAGCCCCATCCAGTCTTACATTAAGCAGTCTGAGTGTACTGAACTTTAACGATACCGTCAGTGTCGCGAGCAACAGCGCCAGCCTTCAGCATACCGTTACACAACCAAGAGGTACGATCAGCGATCCAGTCGATGCTAGTCTTCATGTCGATGCCGATAGCCAGGCCAACAGAAGGACGCGCAAAGAAGTATGAATCAACTACGTTAGAAGCTACAGTCAGGCCACCCTCAGTGCGATCTTCAAGGATAATGAACTTGAAGCCAGCCAGAGTGTCGATGTCACCGTTTACCAGAGCCTTAACGTTCTGATAGTCAGCAGAAGTAGCCTTCTCGTCATTGAGCATACCGCCAAGACCCAAAGCGTTTACAGCAGCAAACAGCTCAGAGTTAGGTACACCTTTCTGACGCAGAGCAACCTGTGCAGCGATTACTTTGTCAAGGTTCAGGTTAGTTCCAGTGCCACCTTCGTCAGTGCCAACAGTAGCAGCATATGCGCCTGCATTGTCCATAGCATCAATAACGAGCTGATCACAGCGACGACCAAGAGAGTTAGCAATAGTGCTAGCCAGTTCTTGCTTCTCGTCGAAGTTTACTTCTTGAGCATCAAAGATATCGGTGTACTCAGGAGCATTCCAGTTAGCCAGAGTAGCAGTCTTAAACTCGTGGCTTACGTTCATTGCTACTACTTCAGCAGAGGTAGCCTTTTGGTTGGCTAGGCCTTTGCCCATTTTACGGAACTTGTAAGTGTCGCCTACAACATTGTTACGAACAGTAACAGCAGACTTGAGCAGACCAGTACCCTGGTATGCGTGCTTAACCATACTGTCAAATTCTGTGACAGCTACAGATGATAATACGTTACTCATAATGATTTCCTCGAAAAAGAGTAATAAATAATATAAAAGTTTTTCAAGGTTTTTGCTGAGTACCCAGTAAATTGGTCAGCTTCAACCTAAATTTACCGGGCCTTGTAGAGAAAGGGGTATCCAGTGTGTCGATTATACACCTTTTACCCCTT